TCATATAATTTTAAAATTTTAAATTTTTTTATGAAAGATTTTATATAGCCCCCTGGGGTTTAAAAAAATTAGGATTTTTGTAGAGAAGTAAGTATGATGTGGATTTAAAAATTAATTTTTATTATGTGGGAGGGAGTAGACTACCTCCTTAGTCCCCCCACCATATTTAGTCAAAAAACAAAACAAAATTAATAACAATTAAAAAGAATTAAGATTATGAAGGGAACTAAGAACACAGTAGAGCTTTCTCTCCTTGGATTGGAGAAGATGCTCAAGCAAGACATCAACGAAGCAATCGTTGAGGGTAAGAAGTATGCTGTCAGTCTGCCTGATAGTGTGGAATTGACCACACGTCAGATGACCAGAGAAGCTACGCCTGACGAGATTCGTATGCGTGTTGAAGGTCTTACACCTGACAACCGCGTACCGAGCGGGGAGGCACCTATCCTCGTAGGTGTCGGCTTCATCAAGGATGCAAACGGCGACATCACCTTTGGCGGTGGCGGTCACGTGTTAATTGCCGGTAACTTTGCAAGTGTGTTTATGGGGCACACTTGTGAGGAGTGTGCTGAGGCATACAACAAGGCAGTCAAAGACAAGAAAGTTTTCCTTACCACCCGTAAGTCCGCAAAGGGCAAATGGTGGGGAGAGTTTAGTGTCGAGTAATTAAAGGGGACTTTGTCCCCTTTTTTTACTGTTTCTACTTATGTTTTTGTATGTTTAAGACATTTTATGGGTTAGCATTCAAAAATTATTTCATTGATTCAGAAACATATGAAGTTTACCATAATAAATATCTTTCAGATAATCTTTGTGGTTGGTTTCTTATTGTTTCGGTTGATGGAGGAGCTACATGGGAAAAAGTGAATTGTATTCAAGATCCAAAATTTAGTAATAAATGTTGGAGTCAGAGTATAGATAAATTGTTTCAGTATATTGAGAAAAAATCAAAATTGTAGATCGATGGGAGAGCAGACTAACTCCCAAAACTCAATCTCCAATTTCCAACAAATCTCAAATATTCGCTACAAATTCATATCTAAAATCACTTTTAACCCATATTACAAATTCAGTTTTTATTATAAAATATAACACTTTATTATTTTATTTTAAATATTGAGTTAAACTAAAATTAAAACAACACAAATAAAAAATAAACAAATGTTTTGTTTAATGACTTTAAGGTTGAAATCCCTGTCTAAAGTTTACTTTAGACGAAATCCTATAACGCAAAGCATACCTCAACGTGGTTTATAGGTCTTAAAACTAAAGTGCTTAATTTACCAACTCTTGAATCTCACGATGCTAAGATTAATCGTAAAATAAATATGAAATTTATAGCATATATTTGGAAGCCAGGTATGAAAACAGCAATGTTGTCAAAAGAAGATGAATCTTTTGAGAAATTCAAAGCTAGAGTATACTCTTGCTATCCTTATCAGATGGGCTGGATGGCTCAATTCTCAGAATTTAAAGAAATATTTTGAGGTAAAGATAAGTTCATTTTGACACACCTTAGCAAGTGTATAAACTGTCATATTTAATCTAAAAAATCTGGCTAGGATATATCTAGCTATAGGTTGCCGTACTACAGTCGGAAAGTAATACAGGGTATTGTGTAAAACCTGTTCCTATCTAATATGTTTTAAAGTAAATTAAAAAATCATCCTAGTATATAGCTAAATAGTAGAACAGATGTTTATCCTTTTATAGGTTTGTGCCAGGCAGTATTTAGCACGTCGTAACACATTGAAAGTATTACTAGTAAGTATTAAAAAGACTTTAGAAGTAAGAAAGCGTAAAGACAGTTAGTAGAGGGGATAGTAAGTGTTGAAGGACTCTACATTTTTAAAGCGATAACCTCGGTGCTTAAAGAGAGGCTTCCTGTGGCGAAGGAGTAAGAGATAGCTAAAATTAATATTATAATGGATATGGGTACTCATATAAAAACTATAATATTAATATTTAGAAGTGCAAGAGTAACCCTTGCATATTTTAAAGTCAGCCAGGAGACTATAAAATTCATACTGATGAGACTGGACGAAATAGCTAGTAACAGTTGTACGTTATTGGCTATCTATGAACAATTAAATGTTTATACTAGTAAATCCAAAACTAGGTAAAATTTGGAATAACACATTAACAATAAATAACAATGGAAAAGATTTTACAAAATGGAACAAGAGTAATTAGCTTTGCTCCTGATTCAGAGAGTACTAATGAACTTGGAATCATTACTGATAGTTATCAGTTTAATGGTAGAACTCACTACGATGTTCATACTGATGATATAGAAGAAGGTTACTCAGATCTTGATTATCAAGAGCGTGGAGAGAATTTCGAGTTGGTGCCAACTAAATTCGTCAATCTTACTCCGCACGACATCAAGTTAAATGACGGTACTATCTATCCTGCCACAGGTAAGATAGCTCGTGTGGAGAATACTTTCAGTAACTTTTGTTGTGGTATCTCAAAGGTATTTTATGGAGAGATTGAGAATCTCCCAGAGCCTGAAAACGGGGTTTACTATATTGTTTCTGCTATGGTATTAGCAGCCAACAATGATAAACCTAGATGCAGACGTAGAGGAGATTTAGTAGCACCAGCTACTGGTCATCCAGATTGCGTAAGAAAAGACGGATTCATAGTCTCTGTACCTGGATTCGTAAGATAATTATTCATTTTTCTACTCCAGTAAATAGAAGCATTGTATCAGGGTTGTAACCTGACTGGAGTCCTATTGTCTAGCACATTAACAAGTAAAAAAATGAAAGAAATTTTGTTTAAATCAGAGGAATTGCTTATAACAATAGACTCTGAGTCAAAGGTGATTTACGGAAACACCTTAAAAAATACCGTAATAGAGTATCTCAGCAATCTTACCCCAAAAAGTGGTGAGGAAGCAATAGGCATTATTATGCTGATTGTGCTCATCACTGAGAGTAAATATGTGGTAGCTAAGAAAATTAGTATAACCACTACTACTGAAATAATTGTGGAAGCAGCTAAACCTTCAGTAGTTAAGACTGCTGAAGATGCACTTCGTATAGCTTCTAAGTTTCACTTGGAGGCTGAAGTACAGAGAGAGTTAGATAATGGTGCTACACCATTGGAAGCTCTTCGTGAGTGGGATATCATTTGATGATTGTTTAGTTCGTTCGAGTCCTGAGTAAGACTTTAAACTGCTCACTTTTTATTAGTTAACAATTTAAAGGGATAGAGTTGTAAATAAATATGGTTGCAGTACCACCCGATGTGGCAACTAGTAGTATTATGCAATAAAATACTAATTAAGGTAGTGGGTTATCAACTCTATCCCAATTAAACACTTTACAGAAATGAAAAATAATATCTTTGTAATCTTTACTATCTTTTTAGGGATAGTAGTTGTAGCATTGTTATTTACAATAGCTACTCTTCAGTCAGAAAATGACAAATTACGTAATGTAGTACGTAATCAAGCTAATCAAATTAGCGAAGCCGACAGATACTACAACAATGTTGTAGCTAGAGGTATGTATGCTGATGATCCTATGTATAAAGCATTGGATAGAAGCAATACAAAAATTCAGGTACACCAGTTGTATCTGCGAGAGATAAAAACCAAAGAGCATTTATATTGGCGTAGACAAGTTATTAAAACCCATAACATGTCTGTAGCCAATCGTAAGTCTCATAATTACGCAATTCAACTCTTAGTAAAAGCTACTAATATTCCATATTCAGTAGAACTAGCTAAGTTAATGAATCTTATAATTAATGAGAAGTTTACTCAACGAAAAATGCATTGTATTTCTATTGACACAGCAATATTTAAACTTGCAAATAATTTAATAATTTAACTAAAAAATGAGAAGATACAACATTTGGAATAAAATTTTCCACAAAAGGGAATTAAACAAGAATGTTGCAGATTTCAGACTTCAACAAAGTCTTGTTAATAGTTATGAGTGTTGGCTTACTAAAATTGGTAATGCCAATACTCTATCTGAGTGTATGATACTCCATAAACGTATTTGGCGTAAAGGTTTCCGTAATGCTAATCTTGGTCCAGATATGTATGGAATGTTTCGAACCAAAGATATAAACCTTATGACAATAAATGAGGTTTATATTGGAGGAATCTATGGTCTTAATACTCTAACCATTTCACAATGGGAAGACTGTAAAGAAGAACCATATGATTCTACACAAACTTGTTACGACATTATCTTATGTGCTTATAAAAGATTGTTAAAATCTAATATTATAGCACTTGCAGATAATGCTAAGTTATTAGTGGCTGAATACCAACAAAATAATTATAAGTTATGATATTCTTACAAAATATTATTTTAATTATCCTACTTGTAGGAATGGGTAAAATAGCATATGATGATTTTAAAGAAATGAATTTATGATAAGTGTACAACAAAATGAGAAGGAATATACAATTTCTGTATCTATTCCTTTTAAGAAAGTAGCATTCTCTGAAACTCCATCAAAAAGAGATTTCAAAGAATTTGCTGAGAAAGTGTTTGAAGCTTATACTAAAGTTATAGTACAAGCTATAGAAGCTAGAATGAAAGCTTGTGCTAGTAATCTTATTAAGCATTCAGATAGTATAAAGTATTGTGATGATAAATACATTACATACACTAGAAAGTCTGGAGGAGAACATACATTCTCTTTTAATGCTTATGAGACTATGAGAGGACTAGTTAAAAAAGTCCAGCAATATAAGTTGGGCGAGCTAACTAAGTTTGAACTCAAACAGATTGCTAAAGCTCTTTATTGGGTTGAAGATAAATCAGATATTGGAAAATATACATTCCAGGACTTAATTGACGTAATCGATGAATACAGAGAAATTAAATAAAAAAATTGTATCAGGTTGTGAGAGTCTTGCAGGTAAGGCTCTCACAATAGATCATGATGCTAGAACTTATCACATTGGTGATAGAGTAATTCCATTCTCTTCTTGTGTTATCAAGGAAGGTAGAATTTATTATTTAACACCAATGTGTAAGGTTCTTGTTGATATGGGCTTTAGAGGTGTAACAGATTTTACCTCTAATACAGTTATTTGTACTAGTTTTGATAATTGTAATCGCAATATTAAAACTGTAGGACTTGTAACTATCGATAATAAAGTCTTTATTAAGATTACTCTTAATTCAGAGTTTCCATTATATGAAGGCTATGAATCTTTAAGAAGTGCAGTGTATTAAGTAAAAGAATGAAGATAATCTCAACACTCTAGTACTATAGAGTATAAATAAATAGTTGGCATCTTGGAAAGAATTTTGGTTAATCATAAGACAAGACTTATGTATTTTTTAAAATAGAATAGTTATCAACAATATATACAGTTTAGATCATTTCGCTAGTTCGGTCTGTGATAGATAGGGCTAGCTGCTTTTTAGTAATCTATTATGTATTTTCAAAGTCATATGCATAATAGATTACAAAGACAAATATTAGAGTTCGGTCTGTGATAGATAGAACTCTAAGTGTAAACCTACATCCTGCATATCCAAAGTAGCAGACTCTTAATGAGAAAGGTGATGGCACATTATTAACATTTAAATATTTAAAAAATGGAAACAAAAGACATTATTAAAATCACGGCATTAGTGTTTTCTAAAAAGAAAACTATTGCACAAGTTTGCCGAGAGTACAAAGCTACTCATGGTAAAGAATTACCTATTAAGAATGATTTAGAAACATTACAAGCACAATTATCTTTAGGAGGAATTTTTCAATGGTAAAAATGGATCACAACACTTTAGGAGATCTAATATTAATGCTCTCAGCACAAATTGATGCAGAATACAGTGTTTCTAAAACTACACATTCCAATTATATCAATGCTTTCAATAAGAAATATCAATATCTTAATAATACATTAAGAATTATTTCTGGTGAAAGTATAAAAGGAGGAACGTTTGCAGCATATATTAGAAACCCTTTACTGGTGTTATCAGGACTAATTATGGATAAATACAAGAAAATATTATTTACAGATATAAGAGGTAATACTTTTATTGTGAATAATGTTAAATGGCTTTATCAATATGTTAGTTCTAAAAATATTAATACAGAACCAAGAATATATGGATAAAGGTTTGCTAGGAATTGTTATACTTGCTCTTATTTTATGTATGATTTGGACTATTGCCTGTCATAATAGAATAATAAAACAAGTAAAACTTGATCAACTAAGAGACTTAAAAAGCAAAATAAATAATGCATTGAGTCTCTATGATTGTTTGTATATACATATTGATATGTATAAGAGGGGATTTACTAAAAATAAATCTTTAACACCTAAAGGAATAGTATTTCTATTAGGTAACCTATCATCTAAAACTGTAATGTTCAAAGAGGGAACTTTAGAATATATTGAGAGTCATTATGAAGTTGATTCTGACCCTTATAAATCAGCATTAACTATATATAAATCTAAATTACTTTCTGAAGTTAACTATGAACTAAGTAAATATAACTATTAATTTTTAAAAAATGGAATTATTATTTAATGTCAAACAAAAAAATGTTGTAGCTAAGATTGAAGATGATTACTTCTTTCTTAGCAAGAAGCCAAAGAAGTTAGAATTTGCAGACGAAAAGCATAAAGCTTTAGCCTTAAAGCATTTTAAAGCTTTAAAACCAACTATTGAAGAACATTCAGTTATTGATGAATCGTTAACTGTAGATGAATGGAAAGATTTTCCAGTATGGTTAGAGAATGAATCTAATGGTGCTGAAGGGAATCTTGAGATTACTAAATTTACATATGGTAATGTTAAGCTGTATGTAAATGGTGGATGTCTTTGTGGCAATACTCCAGAATATGCTTTAAAAGGCATAGTTGAATTGTTCAAACAATCTAAAAAGAAAGAAAATGCAGACAATTAAGAAAGTAAAGTACAACATTGAGAGAGTTGGTGATAGTACGTTTTGTACTATGTCTTGTGATTTAGAGTACATAATGAATCACTTAGAAGGAGCTAATATAAAAGTTTCAGGAGCTGATACTCATGTACTCCTTAAAATTATAACTTCTAAAGAAAGAAAGATTTTCATTAAAAACCTTACTTCTTGGGGACTCACTATCAATAACTCTATTATCACAGTCGTTTCTAAAATTACTTTAAGTAAAAATGACAAAGACGACCAGGTAGTAGCTAATCGTATTGTAAGGGATAAAGCTATGCATACTATGTGTAAAGTTGTTGCAAATGCTTTGGATCAGGCTTTAGAGTCTACTTATAATAGATTAGCTAAAGTAAACAATATTATTAATAAGTTAAATCATATTGCTTATCATTCAAAATATAATGAGGATGATACAACATGTGACATTGAAGATTGCCCAAACCCAGAAGATGATGATGTAGATATTGTAGACATACTATAAGACTGTCTTTGTATATTGTATTAAGTCTAAAATTTGCAAAATATGATGATTTAAACTATAAAATTTGAAATTAACAAATTTTTACTTTTACAATAAATGTTTGAGACTATGATAGAGTGTCGTTGAGAAACGGCGCTCTATTTATTATTAACTTTATAAAAATTATAATTATGAAAGTTTTAAGAAAGATATATAATGTTATTAACAATAGCATTCAGTCTCGTATAGTTAATTCTAAAGAAGAGGCTAACAAATACATTGTTTCACTCAATAGAACTTTAGAAAATAAAGTATCTCTTGAGACAATAAATAATAAACAGATAGAAGCCGTTAAAATTAATGGTAAATGGTGTATATCTGAAACTGAAATAATAGAGTAATTCTGTAAAGTTCATACATATTGTTGGCAACTAGCAGACAATTAGTTGCGCTTTTTACTTTTAAATATTTTTAACTATTAAAATATGATATTTACATATAGTACTAATACTAATTAATAAGGGTATTATGTACGAAAGTAAATGGTTAAAAGAAAAAGAACAATTAGAACAATGGATTCTAGTAGATAAATTATCTTATGAAGAAATTGGAAGAAGATATGGATGTAGTGGTAGTAATATTAAAAGAGTAGCTACTAGATTAGAAATAGAGTTACCTAAAAGAAGAACGGTAAATCCAAAGGAAACTTTTCAAAGAGAGAAAAAACTTTGTACTTGTTTAAATTGTGGTAAAGAATTTGTAAAACATTCATCTTCTTATGGTATATATTGTAGTAATGCTTGTCAGCAAGAATATAGGCATAAACAAAAATACCAAGATTTTCTATTACATCCAGAAAATTATGCTAGAGCTAATTATCAACCAAAGCTATTTAAGCCAGATATAATTGCAGAACAAAATGGAGTTTGTGCTATATGTGGTATGAAACCTGAATGGAATGGTAAACCTCTAGTATTTATTTTGGATCATATAGATGGGCATGCTTCTCATAATGAACGTAGTAATTTACGTTGTATATGTCCAAATTGTGATTCTCAATTAGATACTTATAAATCTAAAAATAAATGTGGAGAAAGAAGTTATTATAGATACCATAAAGAAGATCCTGAAAATAAGATAGGAAAATAAAGATATTGGGGGGAATAGCACGTAATCGGAAGCGTCACAGTCTTCTAAACTGTTAGCATTATGCTCTTGAGGGTTCGAGTCCCTCTTCCCTCACACACATACGGAGTTCGCTTAATTGGTTAGGGTACCTCTTTGCCATAGTTCTGGAGAGGTTATATTGGTTCGAATCCTTTACTCCGTACTAATATTAAAAGATTGAGTAATATGAAAAAGATTATTTTATTAATGAGTTTTATTGTATTAACTACAATAGCTCACGCATTTAATTACAACACTATCACTGTTTATCAGGATGGTGAATGGAGTGATCCATTTTACATTAAAACCTCAGTAGTTTATAATGAAGCTAGAAAAACTATTACTTTTAGTAATAGTAAGTTTGGTAAAATGGTATTAAAAATATACTCTTCTGAAATGAAGGATGGAGTAGAAATCCATAACTGTGGAGAAGTTAATACAGGAAGACGTTTTGTTGTCTTTATTACAGTAAGAAATAATATTCCTTATGTAACTCTCAGTACTTCAGCAGATACTATGTTTTCATTCGGATTTTAAGTTTCCATAATAATGTGTTAACGTTTTACTAGTTTCCGATATAAACTAGTACTTACGGTAGTAGCTCAGTGGTTAGAGCATCTCTTTTTATAATAGGTCATTTCGAGAAGGTCATTGGTTCGAATCCTTTCTACCGTACAAATTCAATTTGGATATATTGTTAATGTGTATAAATCCTAACTAATAAACTTATTAGTATAGGTAGGTATTACCACTATTCTCCTTACAGAAATGTGGGCTATGGAGATATAGCTCAGAAGGTTAGAGCCGGTGAAAATTCCGAGATTGTGGTTCGATTCCACGTATCTCCACTATATACAAGAATAAAATTCTATTTCTTGTGCAAATAAAAGGTGAAGTTAGGGTATCTTAGGATAGAATGAGCCTATAAGTCTTCAATGAGTCTAGTTAAATAAACTAGGCTCTACTCCCTGGCGTCATTTATCGTTCCCTTAGCTCAGTTGGTTCCTAAAGGCTTGAGAGCATCGGATTTTTATACTAGAAAACTAGAAAAATTGACTCTATAGTACCTCAGTAGGTTTAGAGGTCTGCATAGTAGGATTATTTAATAATCGGAGGATAACTCTGTAACGAAATGTGGAAAGTCAGTGGTTCGAATCCACTCTATAGAGCAAAATCATTAAAACAGTTTCCTTAGCTCAGTTGGCAGAGCAACAGATTTTTAATCTGTGGGTCACGAGTCCGAATCTCGTAGGGAACACTATTAATTTTCAAGTTGTTAAAAGTTATTTATTTGTAATACACGAGATTCTCAGTCTGTGATAGATAGGGAATCTACTTGGCACTATCGTCTAGCTGGATAGGACGTAACTCTTTCAAGGTTAAAAGGCGATTTCGAGCATCGCTAGTGCTACTCTATGTATGTAAATAATTTAATTGATTTTACTATTGTTCATAATCAGCGGATTATGTAAAACGTTAAAGAGTTGGAAAGGCTTCTGGTCTGTGAAGATAAGAAGCTTTATGGAGAAATGACTGAGTGGTCTAAAGTGGCACCCTGCTAAGGTGTTAGTCATATTATGTGGCTCGAAGGTTCGAATCCTTCTTTCTCCGCTTTATTTTGGGCTATGGTGTAATGGCAGTCACTAGAGTTTTTGGAACTCTCAGTCCCAGTCCGAATCTGGGTAGCCCAACAATTACAGGCGACTTACGGTGTGGGAACCGTCATCTACGAGGGGTTAGATTGGTGAATAGCTCGTACGGGAATAAGCCTAAGGAGTTCGAATCTCTACGCCTGACAATAAAATAGGTACTAAACAACTCTCAGTAACTCTATTAAATAGCGTAATTACCTTAAAATTAATCATTTGGGCTAAAAAGAGAAAGAACGTTAGATAGCTGAGGACAATGGAATAGTTTAAATATAACCAGTGAAAATTGCCTATTATTTAAATAAATTATTAACACATTAACAGATAAAATTATGACAAGAAAAGATTATTTTATTAAGAAGACCCAACTATTAGCACAAATAAATACTGCTGAGAAGTTAGGTTGTAAGAATGTACTTAAATGTGCACAAGTAGAATTAGCTAAATTGGAGAAAAAGTATAAGAAAGAGCATTTTTCTAATCCATTATTTAGTTATATGGTAACTAGAGAAGAGAGAGATAAACTCATAGAGAATGAGGTAAATCCTACTTTTCAAGTACGTGTAACTTTTAGGAGTGGTGATGTATATGATTTCATATATTATCACGAAATTGCTCCAGGTGTTAAACATTCTGCTATTGAGAAATGGGCAGTAAAAGGATTAGATCCTAAAGATATTATTAGTGCTAACTTTATTATAGTCTAATTAAATAAGCGTATGAATAGACAAGAATATAATTTAAAGATTCTTGATATAATTAGAGCAAAAGCTCAAGAATATCCTGATATGAGGTTTCATCAATTACTATGGGCATTTTGTGTAACTATTGAAGGAGATCAATTTTATGAAGAATCTGAAGTAACATTGAATAGACTTTTAGAAGTATTACGTAAATAATGGAAATAAAGACAATACAAATTGATTCTGACACATTTTTAGTGTTTAAAGGACGAGAGTACAGACAGATAAACCTAAAAGACATTGTATGTTTAAAAACATCTGGTAAGTATAGTACTATAATAGATGTTAGAGGTTATAAGACTAATGTATGTTGTTCTTTAAAAGATATTTCACGTGTTTTATGTATTGATTTTATTCTTGCAACACAAGGATTTTTAATAAATCATAAATACATATCTGAAATAACTAGAAAGAATGATGAAAATAATACATATATCTTAAAGTTAAATGATGATATTCATACAACTGTGGATATTTCATTACACGTAGCTACAAATATGTTAAAACAATTATGATATGAAGAAAATAGTATTAAAAGTAACAGTGAAAGTTCCAGATGATTATGTACTGGATGATCCATCTTGGTTATTAGAGAACATTGGTATTGGATATGACTATGATGTTGAACGTATTTAAAAGCACTATACAATAAAGACGACACGTTGATTTTTTTCTATAAATATTGTTGGCAACTAGCAGACAATTAGTTGCTCCTTTTTTGTCTAAAGGTTGGCAGTATTATTCCACTAGACGTTAAAAACTAAAACTGCCAAATGGCTCAGTGGTGGAATTGGTAGACACGAGGGACTTAGAAATTAATTACATTCATAATTTTGAGTGCTCTGATACGAAAGTTCAGAAGTAGAATCTCCCTAATTAAACAACTTGTATAAGTTGCGACAGAAGCCTCATCTATGGTGACATAGGTTTTGGTGATGACGAGCTAAATTGGATATGCAAGGTACGTATAGAAAATGATTAGTATCTTCCGAGACTAGGCAAAAGGTATTAGTAAGTTTAAATACAAAATTTTCTATATTTGTGTATTCATAAATGTGTAGAGACTATACAGGAGATACTTAAGTCAGTTAAAAGGAATGGTTCAGACTTCATCCTTAGTAATAAGGTTGTAATGGTAATACATTATCTAAAAAAGGAGACGCTCGTTGAGGTAGAGCCTAATTCCTTACTTCGAAGTTAACTGATATGGTAAAGAAATAGTCCAGACCACAACAACTTTGGTATGGTAGAAAATCCCTCAGAGTACCCAAACTCTGCGAGCGGCTAGCAAAACATGTTGCAAGTAGGGAACCGAATAAGTTGGCTTGTGTAAAAGCAAGTGTGGTAGGAAAATCCCTTGGTCAGGAATGACTGTACGGGTTCGAGTCCCGTCTGAGCTAGAATAGCAAATGAGAAACCTCCACGTGGTGCTATTCGGATAACGCTAATTCTCATAAAATCCTAAAAAGATCTAAATTATAAACTAACTTAAATATGGCGGAATTGGTATACGGCAGTAGATTGACGGAAGCGCCTCTAAAGTCGTCACTAAATATTTCTTGAGGATTAAGGGTTCGAATCCCTTTATTTAAGTTGGTTTATTTAAGATATTACATTATGACAAAAAATGGTTATTTGAGTATGTCTAGTCAAGAGTGATTAAAAGATAACTTATATTGCTTGTGAAAGTAGTATGAGTTTTTAAATAAGGCTATATAGCAATACTATAGTATAAAGCATGTCCAGATGCTTAATCGCTGGAATAGACTGTCTGAGGCTATCCGTTATGGCAGTATGTGGTGGCACATAATCAACTAACTAGAATTAGCTATTGTGTATACTAGAATAGCATCTACGTGAGATTCGGAGTGGAAATGTGTAGCTCAACTGGATAGAGCACCGGATGATAATCCGGAGGTTGGCAGTTCGAATCTGCCCGCATTTACTTGTTCTATTATAATTTTTAATTTTTAAGTTATTAAAAATAGAAGAGTTTTGCTTGTGAAAGTAGAATTCTTATCAAAATTGTGCGAAAACTTTAATAAGTTAAGGCTCCTTAAAAAGCCTAAAGTACTTAGTGTCTTAGTGGTAAGTGCACGCTCTGCTAGCAAGTAGAGAGGAGAGGAAGTAGCGACCCTCAGACACTTTTATAAATTGCTCGAGTATCCGCTCTGTCTTATACACAGTAGAAACGGTAATGGTCACATGTGGGTTCAAGCCCCACCTTGAGCACTATGCAAACACCTAAAGAGAAACAAGAATTAGTAATTAAATTAAGATTAGAAGGTGCTACATATAAATAGATTCAAGATGAAGTCGGAGTTTGCAAAAACACCATAATTAAAATCTTGAAAGAACAGAATATGTTAAAAGAACCTCCTAAAGAACTTACAGATGATTTACTGTAGTAGATATAGAATAGATATGATGAATGTCATAATATTAAGATTGTTGCAAAAGAATTTAAAGTATCCTATAGTAGATTAAAAGGAAAAATCAAAATGAAGGAAGCTAAAAATACTCCTAAAAAAGAGCTTGAAAAGTCTTATTATAAAAGAACTAAGGAAAAACTCATTGAGTATAAAGGGGGTAAGTGCTAGATATGTGGATATAACAAATGTGCCTCAGCACTAGAGTTTCATCATCTAGATCCTTCATAGAAAGATTTTACTATCTCTGGCGGTACTAAATCTTTTGAAAATTTAAAACCAGAAGTTGATAAATGTATCTTAGTTTGTGCAAATTGTCACAGAGAAATTCATGCTGGTTTGGTAGATTTAGAATTATTAAATTTAGTTTTATAATATTATTCTATTCTGAAGAGTCTAATTAGTTAATCTAATTAGGCTCTTTTTTTGTTTAATTAAATACACATTAACATATGGAAAAAATAAACAAAATTATTGATTCATTAAGTTTCGAAGAACAAAATGTAATGTATAATGCACTACAAAAGAGACTTAATAGAGGTCCTGAGTATACTATTAAAAAGAATGGAACTGGATATTCCATTAAACCTAATGATAAATATGAGAATACTCAGCAAGCAACTATATGTAATCTTGCTTTTGAAACTCCTGAAATGGCTCATTTAGCTTATGCTATTTATTTAAATACTCAGGATAGTTTTGCAGACATAATAGATAATATTAAATATGTATTTAGACTTCTTAATATTAATTCAGAATGGGCAAAGTAAAACTAAAAGTTGGTGACTATAAATTAGTTAAATAATTATGTGTTGGATAGGTAAAATGCTTGTAAAATAGCAAGAAAAGACATTACTGTCTATAAAATGGGGAGTATTTCTAATAATATATTTATTAGCTTATATCAAAATTATATTTATAAAAGAGGAAAAATAAATAAAGATATTATACTAGTTCCTGACATTCGTTATGAGGTAAATGGCGTATTTAGGATAGAAGACCCTATTTATGCAATTTATAGAGGATATCATTCTTATACAAGTATAAGTATGTCTTACTCTGATTTAGGTTTATATAGTAGAACAATTTATTTAGGTAAACTACCATATACTCTGTGGTTAAAAAATTATTGTTATATAGCAACTTTTATTATACCTGAAGGTTCTAACTATTTTGAAAATGATAGAGGAGAAATAGTTTCTTCTAATATTATTTATACAGGTAAGTATATAAAATTATAATTATTATGTGTTGGATAGGCGATAATATAATTCTTAAAAAGATAGCTGAAAGAGATTTTTATGTTTATAAAATAGGAGACTTTGCTGATAAGGACACTTTTATACCTTATTTTATGAATAGTTTTACCTATAAAACTGGTAAGAAATGTCTAATATGTCCAGATTTTAAGAGAAATAGTATAACAGTAGGATTCCATAGTTATATAAATATAATAGTAACTAATATTAAGACTCACCAACTTCATGCAGTTATACAAAAGAATACTAAACAGAAACCAGTAATTTCCATATATTCAACATTTCAAGATACACTCTATTTAGGTAAATTTATAATACCTAAAGATGCAATTTACTGTGTTAATGATTTAAATAAGATTGTGTCTAATAAGATTATTTATACAGGACAATATGCTAGTGTAAGAGAAGTTTTAGATGTTAATTTAAAAGAATTTTTTAATTCAATTTAATATTAAGCTTATGTGTTTTTATAAGACTAAAGAAAGTAAGGTACTAGTAGCTAAGAGAGATATTAAAGTATATAAGCTAGGTACTTATGCTAGTAATGATTCTTTTAATCCATTCTTTTATAAAGATTTTACATATTCTGTAAATCAGACAGTTTTTGAAAATGTTGAATTTACAAATAGAATAATAGAACAAGGTTTACATAGTTATATTATGTGTAAATTAGCGCCTTTCGCTACTGCTATGGATTTATTTTCTTGTGGAAATTTTCTATATCCTCTATCTACACCAGCATGTGCAATATACTTAGGAGAATTTATTATTCCTAAAGGAACAACTTATTGTCTAAACCGTAATGGAGAAGTAGTATCAGATGTACTTGTATATACTGGTAAATATGTGGAATTAAAACCATATAAACAATATAATACTAAAGAACTATGGAAAGAAAAGTAGGTGAAATATTTATCTATAAAGATAAGACTTACCAAGTAGTAGAAGTTGAGACAGATGAAGAATGCAAAGGATGTGCTTTTGAGTTTAGTAGTTGTTGTACGTCTCTTTTAGGGGATTGTAGTCCTACACATAGAACTGATAGTGCAAGTGTAATATTTAAAGAGATAAATAATATGGAGAATAATCAATTAACTATTGATATTCCTGAAGGAATGGAGATAGATTTAGAGAAGAGTAATTTAGCTAAAGGTATTATTAAGTTTAGAAGTAAATGGTTAACAATAGCAGAAATTATTTCGTGTGAATGGTCTTACTCATCTATTACTGTAAGTGCGTTAACTCGTAAGAAAATAATTGCAATAAGTAATCTTATGGATATTGCTAAATATTTTAATGGAGATTGGAAATATAAAGTTAATGGCAGTGAACGTGATTATATGATAGCTTATGATAAAACTAGAACAATAGATGATGGTTATCAAGTTGTTCATATTAATTCTGATACAGATATGTATTTTGGTAATATTATGTTTAAAAATGAAGCTGATGCACAGTATGTTATAAATAATCCTAATTTTAGAGATATTCTTAATGTCATTTATAAAAATTGATTATGGAAACATTAGAGAAATTAAGAAAAAAATACGATGATCTCAATAAAAAGCGAAATGCTATTTATAGAAAAATTGTAGAATTAGAACAACAAAAAGTAACTAATGCATTTACTGTTGGTGAATGTTATATAGATACTTATTGTGAAAGTTTTAAAAAGATTCTGGCATTAGATGGAAATGTACTTTATTGTATAGTAGTAAATAATGGGAATATTCTAAGAGATTTTTATTATTTACATGACACTAGGTGCTGGAAAAAAAATTACATCGGAACAATTTAAAGATATTTATCTTGCTGTTCTAAAAGATATTCAAGACCCAGATTTAGATGATAATAAAAAATCTAATTGGGATGTAGTTTCAAAATCTATTATGGAGTCTTAAATAAAGAAAAATAATATGGAAGCAAAGATTAATATAGCAGAAATCCTTAGAATAAATATCAAAAAGCTACTCAATGGCTCTATATTGACGATTTATTTCAAAAGGAAGGAGGCGAATAATGACTAAATGGTACTCTGCAAAAGAAGTTCCAAACTACGAAGAATGGATTCTTACAGAATGGTATGATGGAGACGATGGAGGTATTAAGTACGAAACTGATTATCTTTACTCTTTTATTTATTGGAAAGATTATGTAAAGAGAAACAATATCACAAAGTGGTGCTATATTAAAGATATAAAAGACTAGGCATATGAAAGAGCTTAAAGTTGGAGAAAGAGTAACCATTACTCTTGAAGTTGTTGAAGAATTAACTTGTTATGGTTGTTTCTTTAGAACATCTTTCGGTGAGTGTAGCGGAAATGGAAAGATAAAATGTTCTATACGAGATCGTTCAGATGGTAAAAATGTAATCTTTAAAGAAGTTAAGGAGTAAAAATATGAATGGATTATTATCAATGATTGGTATAAAAACAGAAATTGATTATCTGATAGGCGATTTCCCTGCATGCTTTGGAGATACACCATTAGCTATTCCAAAAGGTAACATTCCATCCGATAAGCAGAAGGGTCAGCCAAAGGAGCAGTACACCATCAAGGGTATCAAGATTATGGCATCCTCTAAGAAGGATGCTATCAAAAAGTACAATCATCGTAAAAAGTAAAGCGTATGGTGTTTAGAAAGTTTAGGTTCGGTAAGTACAAAGGAAAAGAAATCTGTGGTATCGCTATGACCAATACAGGTTATATCCTTTGGCTACTAGAAAATACCCAGTTTAAGTTGAATGAGCTAGAGCAAGAATGCTTTGATGCCGTAGCAAAGGCAAAAGCCGAAGGCTCTACTAATTTCGTGTACAATAAGGAAGACTTAAAGAAGCATATCAAAGATAAAGGTATAAAGACACCTTTTGTTTCTCGTGAAGGCTTCTTTGGCATACTAAAAGGGTGTAGCGACCATAAGCTTGTAAAAATCTTCCGAGAAAGGTATGATAACAAAGAGTACAACCAAATACCTGTTAGTGCCCATAGAAAAGGTTCTTATGACTCTTTGGCTAGTCTTCAAAGAGTTATGTCGGAAAGTGATTATGATGACCCTATGAATGGCTTGTATGGAGTGAATGAAGTAGAGGAATGCTTTAATGATGCATCATCTATGAGTTCATTCATGTATTAAAGTTTAAATGTAAAGTGTATGGAGCAGAAATATATTAAAGGTGATATTGTTATGTATGAAAACAAAATACATACAATTATAGATAAACTTGAGTTAAATAATTATGAACTATCTTATATAGAACATCCGGTACATCAATTAGAATTATCAGGTGTTCTTCTTACTCCAGAGATTCTAGAGAAGAATGGATGGGATTTTATAGGATACCGAATGGATTTTAGTGGATCTATGTTCAATATTTATAGTAAACATGACATCTTGCCAGATTTATACTATTATTATGCAACTAAAGATTTCTTAGTCTCCATTTGTGGAAAAATAGTGTTGCCTAATATAAAGTATATCCACGAACTCCAGCACCTTCTCTTTGGTCTAGGACTTAACTCAGAAATGGAGGTGTAGTTTTAGTAACTAACCACCCTCTCCTTGGCAACATGGAGAGAAATAAAAAGAAGAAAATATGATGATTTGGTTAATATTAGGAATTCTTTTTGTGATTCTTTCTATCTGTTTAGGAATGGCAATCATGCATGCATCCGATGAAAAAATAGGCGTTATAATATCTTATACCGGATTTATATTTGGTCTATTCCTTATTATCGGGTATATAAACAGCAAACCAAAAGCAATCGATGTGTATAAAGGTAAAACCGAACTACGTATTACATATGAAGGGAATACGTCAGTAGATTCTGTAGTAGTTTTTAAAAAATAAAAAGAATATGGCACAAGAAGGATGGATATGTCCTAGGTGTGGAAAGGTAAACGCACCTTGGGTAATGCAATGTTCTTGCAATAGGAACACTCAGATATTACCTAAAGTTGGTGCTCCTTACTATGAAGGAGACCAAGCAACGTGTAATACAAAGGAGGATAAGCAATGAGTAAGGAAAAAGCTATCGAGAAAATACAATATGCTACAATGCAAGTTGCTTCTGTATATGCTTGCTCTGTTATCTTTGATGAAAAGACAGAGGTAATAGAAGGCAGACAAAAAGAACTTGAAAAAGCGATTGTTAATTTGCATGATGCACTTAAAGAGTTGGAGGATAAATAATGTATAAAATAAATATTAAAGAGTCAATTCTAGAGATTGTCGAAAAGAATAATCTAGAAATACTCAAAATAGACTTAATGAATGATGAAGAATCTTTTGTTAGGTCTTATAGTAAAGAAAGAAACGAGTTTTGTAAAGCTTATACTACCCTAGAGGACTTAGATTTTGAAGTAGAATCTATCTTTATGCATGATGAGATTCGTGGTGCAGTATATTGTAGAGATAAAAATACTAAAGAGCCAGTATGGATAGTGTCTCGTGGGGATGAAGGAGGTTCTTGGTGGGAAGTTAATAGAGTCCCAGACTTTTATAAAGATAGGAAGAATAAATAATGAGTAAGGTAACTGCTATTAATGAAATCATTGAAAAGAAGAATCTTTTAAGAAAGTGTCAAGAAAAGCATGCTAATTATGTTAGTATTGATGCTATTCTTGTGTGGTTAGACAATATTAAAAAAGAGTTGGAGAATTGATTATGAACAGAAATCAAGCTAAAGAATTTTATCCTATTATGCAAGCTTTTGCAGAAGGAAAAGCGATAGAGTGTAGAACTAGAGTTTGGGAGTTAAATAAAGGCTGGAAATATTCGACAACCTGGAAAGAAACAGAAGAGTTAAAGTTTCAAGACACTTATGAATATCGCATCAAGCAAGAGCCTATCTACAGACCTTTCAAGGATGCAGAAGAGTGCTGGCAAGAAATGAAAAAGCACCAACCGTTTGGGTGGGTAATTAAACAAGGTGAAAAGAAAATTCTTATTACCGAGGTTCTTACCTTTGGTATTAATCTTCATAGACAAGAAAGTTCCTATGGATTTGACGAAGCAAACAGAATTTTAACTTTTGCCGATGGAACTCCATTCGGCGTAAAAGTTAAATAGTATGATATATTGTTTTCGTGATATTTGTGATTACAAGGATAAGTGTAATAACTATCGAAAGGTAGTTGTTTGTCCTTATATGAAAATGGAGGAATAGTTATGAAAAAAAGTATGCACGAAAAAATTATAGGAGTAGCTAACTTATTTATTGAGCGAATGAAGTTAGAAGGATGGTTACCCATTAAAGAGTATTTTAAGATGGAAAAACTTGGAATTGAGCTTGATTGGGTATTGGTTCTTACTATTGAGAATAATGGATTTATTGGAATACCAATGGTAGCAGAATATTGTGTTCCACATAAAGATAGTGGGCTAAAACCTGGTTGGTATAAAGATGATATTGATAATCCAAATAGAAGAATTGATGATTGGACTAATGTCATCATGTTCAAACTTTTAGATAAGTCTTATATTGATGAAATAAGGGACTCTATTCTTAACAAATATAAAGAGTCTGAAGGTATTACAGATACTTATAATTTGTCTTTTAATGAGATGGTTATTAAACAATGTAAGGGAATTAAATAATAAAGATAACTATTATAGTTGGAAAGATACATTTACTGAGATTTCTCTTTGTAGTAGCATCAAGAAACCTATTGGAAGAGAATTATCTTGGGAAGATGAACCAGTAGAACTTAGATAAAAAAATGAGAAAGGTTACTTGTATTTGTGATACATTTATAAAAGGTATTAAGTTTGTAAAGGGCTGTGATTACACAGTTGACTATAATCCATTTATAGGAATAATGATATATGCCCCATTCGGCTACACAAATATCAGTAAATGGCAACTCGATAACTATTTTATTTAAAATTATAGTGTATGAATATAAAAGATATTAAATTCAAGGCTAAACGTCTCAATGATGGAGAATGGGTAAAAGGAGACTTAGTACATAGTACAAGTTATATTGGCATATGTATATATCATCCAAAGAACACATTTCCTGATGTTCCAGTAGTGTATAGAGTTGATCCAAATACCGTCTGTATGTTTACAGGATTGAAAGACAAGAATGGAACTCCTATCTATGAAGGTGATATAGTTATATATAAAGATAACAATGCTGAGAGAAGAGGTACTATTACTTGGGATAGTGAAGCTGCTTCTTTCTGTTTTGGACAGGATTTCTTAATTCATTATCCCTCTAAAAATATGATTGTCGTTGGTAACAAATTTGATAAGTAAAGTATGGAGACAAAAAATACAAGTGATTATTCAGAAATGTCTATAGAAGACTTAGATAAACTCAGAGAAAGTCTTCTTGGTCAAAGGGATGTTCTAGACGATACTATAGAAGAAGTAATAAAGGAAATAAAAGCTAAGAGATTACAAACTGACGAAATGTCTCTTAAATTAAACCCCTATTATAAAGATAAGGTATCTTATCTAAAAATAACTATTAATGATAATTCTCACTTTAAATATACAGTAACTAAAATTACTCCAAGTGGTAAATCTGTTGGTATATATCAGTTTAGTTCCGATAATATTGACTTCTTAAGATATTATAAGATATGTTCTCAATCTGAATGGAATAGTGCCATAGATAGACTTAATGTATGGTTTAAAGATGCTAGTTTAAAAATTAAAAAGTTATGATTAAAGCAAAAGATGCAAAAGCTATATCTCAGTCTGTAGAATTAGACCAGCAGATATTAGATGAAATAAGTTTTACTATAATTAAGGAAGCAAGTCAAGGTAATTATGCTGCTCGGATTGGTTCTATACTTCCGACAACTAATGTTGACAAATATTATGATTACCTTAGAGAATTAGGATTTGAAATTAGTACTCTTTATAAAGGTGAACATGGAGTTTATGTAATTTGGTGTTAAAAAATAAAAGATATGGATAATACAATTTGGAAAATAGCAATGTTTGGTCTAGTAATATCTGTACTAGGCTTAACTATTAGTAATACATCTCAAAAGAGAGAAATTAAAGAGTTACAAACAACTGTTACCAGACAAGCAAATGCTATTCAGCAGCTTGAAAGTGAAAAGAATAATACAGAAGTAACTATTCCTCAATATTTGGATAGTTTGCCGGGCGGTGATTAAGTATCTATAATATGGATGCAGATATTCAATTTGTAATTCTATTCTTTATTATAATAGGAATATTAATTGTTTCTATGACTTTTTTATTGTATTATATAAGTTAATTGATATGTATTTAGAAGATAATAGATGGAAAAATTGGCACACCAGATGTTCTGATACAGCCATTAAAGAGAACAAAAAAGAAGATACTAAAATAAATACAATATCAGTATCTAAGTTACTTGATTATGCTCATACTGCATTACGTAATTGTGAGAATAATAATCTAGACCCTGATAAAGTTCCAGTATTTCTTTCTTTAGGTCGTGATGAAAACTTATATTCTAATGTAAGTTTAGCTATATGTTGTAGTAGTAGATTAGGTACTTATGTAACTTTAGGTTCTTCAGACTATTATAAAATGTTCTATGTTGCTCCAGATTCTAAACCTGAAGTAGGTGAATATTGGAATAGTAGAGGTGTAGGTTATGACTTATCTGGTTTTGTAGTATCTAAACTAGCAGGTGAACGATTAACTAGATTAGTTAAATATGTACTTAACACGGATGAGCCTCTATCTCATCTAGATTACAGAGAATATGAACCTAATTGGATTCAATTCAAGTTCCAAAAAGAAGAATTTAATTTGGAATTGTTAGATAAACTTGTAAGAGAAAATGATAATGTAGTTAATGAAGCTATATTAAGACAGTGTATGATTAATGATTCCGAAAAAGAGACAGATTTATAATTTCTTTGACGATGGTAAATGTTCATCAAGTAGATTGTATAAAGCTTATGTAAAGAAAGTAATTCCTTTTAATAAAGCTGACATACATCTAAAGATACATTTAGTAAATAGTGCTTTTGATTGTAGTTGGATATGGAATGGAGATACTGACTATTTTATAGGTTGTTATATTCCTAGGTATGACAATCATCTTATTTGGTTTGCAAGAACTAAATATGGTACATGGTTTAGTATGGATATTCAATCTAATTGGCAAGGAGGATTATTAGATGTTAAAAGAGATGTTCAATTTAGTTTTTAATATTGATTTATAAAAGAGTTTAATTTAAACTCTTAGGAGTATTTGCATAAGGGCAACAAACAGTGGAGTTCGACTCTCCAATACTCCACTAATAGAATTTTTGAATATTTAAATATTTTAATTTTTAGCTGTTAATATGGGATTTTTTAGTAATTTTTTAAAAAGAAATAGAGAGGAGCAAAACTCTTTATTAAAAAGTTCTTTAACTATAGATAAAGAACTATCTAAGTTAGCTATAGACTTAATAGGAGCTTCAGAAGATACAGCATTAATTCCTTTAAAGTCTAATGATATGTCTGGAGAATATGCTAGATTATGTGGATTAGGATTAGGAAATAGTGTAAATGCTAAATTCTTAAAAGATAGAATACGTGATATTGATGCATATAATAAAAATATCCTAAAAGCTCGTGAGTTATTAGATTACATAAAAACTATGAATAAGTTTTTAGGAGATTCTGTTATATTAGTTAACAAAGATTCTTTTTATAAACTATGCCATAAATATAAATTATCTATCGGATTTCTTGAACAATTTACTGGTGTTATACCTGATGCTAATTTAAAGGAATTCTCGGATATAAAATATAAGATGGATCATTACTCTGGATATGTAGAATTAAATACGAATTATCATACAGTAGAAATCAAACGTATACGTAATTTCAGCGATAAGAATAATTCTAGTATTTATAAATACTTTGATTATAGTTTTAATATTATCTCTTATCCTACTAGTTTATATCGCATGAGTGATATTGATGAATTTAAAGATAAGGAGTGGGCTAATAGCGTTCATTTGGATGTGCATTATGTACGTAGAGACGAAATGTTTATAGCTTGTCCAAAATCAAATCTACAAGAGAAAGTAGTTATAGTTTCTTACCCTATAGATCCAATAATATTTCAATATTGCCCTTTTGGAGTATTGATATATACTATGTGGGGAAAAGAAGCTGAAGATAAAGTATTCGAAGAATATAAAAAATTAAGAGCTATAAAATAAATATGGAAGAACATATTGATAACTCTATTAAAATAATTGATGATATGTTACACAACATAGACATTCTTATAAATTTATTAAAGTAATTATTAAAACATTTATTAAAATGGGTAAACAAATTTGGGGAGTAAAGACTCAAAACTTTGTTGAAGTATCTGCTATATGTTTATCTCCAAATTACTGGGGAAATAATAAAGTAGGTGCTAAGCACTATTTCTTTATGCTGAAGGATTGTAAGAATCCAGATGCTGTTCGTGGGTATTTTAATGAATATCTTAAAGACGAACTCACTAAGAATCATAAGAGAGTGTTTGAAGTATTAGCATCTAAAGCTTTGACTCCTTATAATGATAATCAGATGAGCGGTCTAGGATTTATAGCTACATCTCGTAACCAAATTATGGTTAGAGTAGATTCAGGTAAAATTTATAAAGTAAACATTTAATAATTAACAACAATGTACAAAGAAGCATTACAAAAGAAATTACGTTTTAAGACAAACAAGGGTATGATTTCTACAGAAGATTTGTTCGACTTATCTCTGCAGAATCTTAACACTTTAGCTATTATGCTGGATAAGAAGATTAGTGAGGCTCCTAAGAAGTCTTTCATTGAAGAGCTTCCAGCTGAAGAAAATGATGATGAACTTCGTTTCAGTATTGTAAAAGATGTAATTAATATTAAATTAAAGGCTCGTAAGGATAACATTGACAAAGCACAGATTAATGCCCGTAACAAGCGTATTGCTGAGCTTATTGCGAAGAAAGAGGATGAAGCTCTTGAGAATAAATCTATTGAAGAACTTCGTGCTATGATTCAGAATTAAAATTTTTAAGATTTTATTTTTAGAAAAAAAATTCACAACTATAATAACCTCAGTAATAAGGAATACTTATTGAACGTTGTGAAACGTGAATTATAGTCGTGATAATTAAAAGGAAACTCAATCTTTGAGGGGACTCTACTGGGGAGTCCCCTCTTTTGTTTTATTATGACTAGCAAATTTAAATTGTATGAAAGAATTGTTTTAGACAATATCGAATTTACAGTTACTAATATTAGTGTAATTCCACAATGTGCTCAATATATAGCTAAAAAATTTGTCTATTTATTTGATTTTAATTATTCTTTAAGTTATGGGGATTACAAGATAGAACTTACAGAGACAGAAATAAATAATTTAATTAAAAA